ATGCCGGTCGTGATCCTTCACTCGGTGTTCGAGAATCAGCTGTACGCTGACCGCTACGACCCGAACAACCAGCAGCCGCCGATCTGCTACGCTTTCGGGGAGACTGACGACGAGCTCAAACCCCACCCCGAGAGCGCCAAGCCCCAGTCGGAGAACTGCCACGAGTGCCCGAAGAACCAGTGGAACAGCGACCCCGGCGGTGGGAAGGGTAAGGCGTGTAAGAACGTCCGCAGGTTGGGGATGATCTCGGCCAGCGACTTGCACCAAGTCAACAAGGCTCCGGTCGCCATCGCTAAGATGCCGGTCACGAGCGTGAAGAACTGGTCGACCTTCGCCAGCCAGATCGCGAACGTGCTGAAGCTTCCCCCCATCGCGGTCATCGCGGAGATGTCGGTCGAGCCGGATGCGAAGACACAGTTCCAAGTGAACTTCGCCCTCCTGGATAAGATCGAAGACCCCGCAGTGCTTACCGCGCTGTTGGCGAAGCGGAGGGAGACCACGCCGATGATGTACGCGCCTTACGACAAGCCCGTCGACAAGGTGGCCGAAGTCAGGAAGTTCTAAGTGTAGCACCCAGCCCTTGGGCAGCGACTCGGAGGGCTGGCTATTATGCTGAGACAATGTAAAATTTGCGGTAGGAACGGCTCGTGTTGGAATAACGAGTTACAAATGAACGTACATAGGAATCCTTTATGTTGCCCGTCTGCATCGACTTTGAAACAGAAGCAATTGCCAATTGGCCAGACTATCCACCTAAGCCGGTCGGAGTCTCCATTTGGTACCCCCAAGCCGAGTCCCCAACCTACCTAGCATGGGGACATCCGAGTGAAAATAACACTACGTTCGAGGCAGCACGGCAAGAGTTGGCTACAATTTGGGCTCAGAAACCTGAAATTCTCTGCCACCATGCCCGTTTCGACACGGAAGTCGCTCGTGTTCACATGGGTCTCCCATACCCCAAAGACCCTCTTAGGGTACACGACACCCTTTTCCTCAATTACTTGTACGACGTCCACGCCCCGAGCCTAAGCCTCAAGCCTAGTGCCGAGCGCATCCTCCAGATTCCCCCGGACGAAAAAGATGAACTTGATTCTTGGCTTACTAGTCATAGCTACAAGCCTGGCCGGGATATTTGCCGTGCTCCTGGTGGCCTTGTGGGGCGATATGCTAATGGGGACACGTTCCGAACCAGGAAGCTGTACGAGGCTCTTATGGATCATACCAATAAGTCTGGTATGCTCCCCGCTTATCGCCGTGAGCAGCGTCTTGCACCTATTCTGAGCCAATCCGAGGCCGATGGCATTCGGGTAGACAAGGATAAGCTTGAAAAGGATTTGGTCCAGGCTGAAGCTACGATGATTACAGTTACCGAGCGGTTACTGAAGATCATCGGGCCTTGTAACCCCGACTCTAGCGCGGAACTGGCTAAAGCGTTGCTTAAATCGGGTCGGGCTCACGAGTCGGACTTTCTTCTCACGCCGACCGGCAAACTCTCGACGGCCAAGGCTAGTATGGACCAAGCCGTCAAAGACCCCGAACTCAGGGAACTACTCCAATATCGGGGGCACCTTAAGACGCTGCTTACTACCTTTATGCGTCCGTGGGTTCAATTCGCAGCGTATGACGGAACGCTTCATCCTTCGTGGAATCAAGTTAAAGGTGACGAATATGGTACCAGAACTGGACGACTTTCAAGCAGCAATCCGAACTTCCAGAACATCCCTACAGAACTCAAAGGCGGCGCCCCGGCAGGTTTGCCCCCGTTGCCTTTCTTACGTCAGTATGTACTCCCCGATGAGGGTCATGTGCTCGTCTCAAGCGACTTTAATGGACAAGAAATGCGCATTGCTTCCCACTTTGCCGAAGGACGCGCAGCGGAGATTTACCGCAATGACCCTGGAGCAGATTTCCACGAAGTCGTCAACGAGATCATCAAGAGAGACACAGGTATGGACATCGGGAGAAAGATGGTCAAAAATACCGGATTCTCCCTCATCTACGGCTCGGGCATCAACTCTCTCGCTCAGCTTCTGGGGGTGGATCGTAATACTGCTGCAAGTATTCGCAAGCATTACTTTGCTGCTCTACCTGGCTTCCAAGAGCTTATGGACGACGTAAGTCACCGGGGTCGGATTGGCTCCCCCGTCAAGACGTGGGGTGGTAGGCTCATCTATGCCGAGCCGCCCAAGATCGTGAAGGGCCAACAATGGGACTTCTCATATAAGCTGCTGAACTATCTAATTCAAGGCTCGGCGGCTGATCAGACTAAGGAGGCCATTAATGAAGTGGGCTATAAGACGAATCATCGTCGGTTCCTGGCTACGGTCCACGATGAGAACGTATACAGCGTGGACCCGAACCATTTGGAAGCGGAAGTTGCCGTTATCCGAGCTTCAATGGAGACCCAGGCAGGATGGGATGTACCATTCCGAGCCGAAGTCAAAGTCGGGCCTAATTGGCACGAAGGAGTGAAATATGAAATGGAGAATGGTAATAACTAACCTCATATTCTACGGGTCGGCGGCGCTCGCCGGTTACGGTTTTTACAAGTTTATAGAACTGTTAATCGGGGCGTAGACAGCTCGTAAGGGCGCTCCGGCGCTCCCCGGTACTAGTCCGAAATCATAACTGTAGGAGCACTGTATGATTAGTAAATTCAAGCCAATGCTGGCGGATAATGCGGATTTCGACCGCATACGCTACCCCGTAATGGCCAGTCCTAAGCTGGACGGCGTTCGGGCCACCTTCCAGAACGGGAGTTTAGTCACTCGTTCACTGAAGCCTCTCCCCAATCGGGCGGTGAACGAAGTGTTCAAGCACGACGCTGATTTCGATGGGGAACTCATAGTCGGGGATGCCTTCAGTAAGACGGTGTTCCGCGATACGATGAAGGTCGTTATGGCCCACGACGCAGATATCACCGGCCTTCGCCTACACGTATTCGACATCGTGAACCTGGGCGACTTCCGCGACAGGTTCCGTATCGCCTGCGACTACGCGGACTACAAGAGGATCATCCCTGTCCCCCACACGCTGATCGAGAATGAGAAAGAGCTTCTGAGGTTAGAGGATCACATGCTTCACGTGGGTTACGAGGGACTGATGATCCGCGACCCGAAAGGCCAGTACAAGTATGGTCGCTCGACAGTCAACGAGGGAGCGCTGCTGAAGGTCAAGAGGCGGCTCCAATCTGAGGCTACCGTCATCGGTTTCGAGGAACAGATGCACAACGCGAACGAGGCAAAACTGGATAATCTCGGGAACACCGAGAGGTCGAGCCATCAGGCCAACATGATCCCTATGGGGGTGCTCGGCGCTCTAGTAGTGAAAGACGTCAAGACTGGCGTATCCTTCAATGTAGGAACGGGCTTCACGGCTGAAGATCGGGCAGGTATCTGGAAGCAACGAGATTCCCTGCTTTACAAGATGATCACCTACGAATACCTGCCGATCGGAGTGAAAGATAAACCGCGTCATCCTGTATTCCTAGGCTGGCGTATGGAGCAAGACCTATGAGACCTTGGAGCTATTCCCGCCTCAGTACCTACGAGGATTGTCCCAAGCAGTACCAGTACTCCTACGTGGAGAACCTACCTGGGTTCAGACCTCCCAGTCCTGCTTCAGAACGGGGGACAAAGATTCACGAGCAGGGCGAGCACTACCTGCTCGGGAAGATCAAGATATACCCGCCAGAGTTCCAGAAGGTCAGCGGCCACCTGATGATGTTGAAGGCTAAGGCGGCCATACCCGAACTCAAGATGGCGGTAAACGAGAAGTGGGAGGCGGTAGACTACAAGGCTCCTGACGCCTATTTCCGTGGGATCATCGACGTTCACTACGAAACTGAAGACGGGGCGGTCGTCTGTATCGAGGACTTCAAGACCGGTCAAGTGTACGACTCCCACCCGAAGCAGATGGAAACCTACGTTGCTATCTGCGCGGCTCACTATCCCAACGCTAAGACGTTCCTGACTCGACTAATCTATATTGATCAGGGAGTCGTGACTCCGGCGAAGGCCACGAATGTTGAGCGGCTGAAGCCGATCCGCATGTTGATGGATGGCCGAATCAAGAATGCCGAGGAAGATACCATCTTCCCCGTCCGGCCAGGTAATAGTTGTAAATGGTGCGACTACTCCAAGAGGTATGGTGGGCCGTGTCAGAACTGAAACTTGAAAAGGAGATTGAGTTAGATGTATCAGATTACGCCAAGCATCAGAAAGACTGCTTGGTACTCAAACTCAATGTCTGGGGTAGGATTGGTTGGCCCGACCGACTCTATCTTCACTTTAAGGGCAAGGTACTGTTCATAGAGTTCAAACAACCTGGTGAAAAGCCTAAGAGATTACAGGAGTTTATACATGAAAAGTTACGACGATATGGATTTAGAATTGAAGTGGTCGACAACGTCCGCGACGGGAGGGCAATTATCGACGACTTTACCTCAGACAATTCGCACGTTTGAGGAGTTTGCCAAGGTAGATGTATATACGGGGGACATTGATCCCGTGTATTGGGCCATCTACCGTGCCCGTGAAACTATGAGTCATGGCTGGGCTACGCGATTCAGTGTGGCCATGCTAGCCTACTACCATACGGGTACGGCAGCCAAAGCCGCCGATCTAGAGGGTATCCACTTCTGGGACTACTTGGAGAGTATCTTCGAAGGTACAGTTACTCCGAGGGCGGCTGAGCGACGGCACTTCCGTGGGGAGGGTGGTCGCAAGACGCTCGCGTCCATGAGACAGTCTAGCCCGAACCCGGACAGATTTTACGATAACATACCTCGCAACTACCGGGGCATCATGCGGTACTGTGAGTCCAAGTTCTACGGATTCGGCCCATACTTCCAGCTGAAGATCGCTGACTATATGGACAGATGCCTAGGTATACCCCTAGACGACATGATAGGACTGAGTACTAACCTACCCACCCTACCGGCGAAGGCTGCGGTGCTTCTATATGTAAATCACTCTGCCCCCGACGCTTTCAATAAGGCATGTGAGCGAGTCTACGTGCTGAACCTTCTCGCCCCGCCACTTTTCGACCGCCCCGTTGGACCAGCCGAGGTCGAGACCATCCTATGTGACTGGAAACGGGCCAAGTATGGCACCCATTGGGTGGGAGATGACGTACTCGACAAGCGTACTTCTCTAGGTACCCATCCAATGGCCGATTTGATGCCCCCGACGTTCGACAAGGGTACGTTCAAGTTGGACCTGCTATGAGTGAAGAATGGGTCCCCAAGAAGTACCAGGTTGAATCCATCAAATGGGGGATGGAGCACGCCAATTGCGGCTTGCTCCTAGACCCAGGGATGGGGAAGACAAGCGCAACTCTGACCCTAGGAGACCTCCTCATTCAGAGGAATGCCATCGGTCGCATCCTAATCATCGTCCCCATACGGCCTATGTATAAGGTCTGGCCGGACGAGATCAGGAAGTGGAACCATACGAAGCATCTTAGCTACACCATTCTCCACGGTGACGACAAGGACGCGAAGCTCAATGAGGTTTCTAACATCTACCTACTCAATCCGGAGGGGCTGAAATGGTTCATTGCAGCTGGTGGTATGGAAAAGCTCTCTCCAGATATGCTGGTCGTGGACGAATCGACGAAATTCAAGGACTATTCGACAGCACGCTTCAAGCTCTTAAAGCCACACTTGCCGCGTTTCAAGAGGAGACTGATCCTGACTGGCGAACCAGTACCGAATGGGTACATGGACCTGTTCGGGCAAAGTTACATTGTCGATCAGGGCAATGCGCTTGGGAGATTTATCACCCACTATCGGGCTCAGTTCTTCTATCAATCAGGGTTTGGCGGGTACAATTACACCCTGAGACAAGGGGCGGACAAGGAGATACAGGAGAAATTGCGGGGCACGATGATGCGATTGGCGGCGGAGGATCATCTGGAGATGCCGGACCTCATAACTGACGACATCATGATCGAGCTTGATCCGAAGTCCCGTCAGATTTACAAGCAATTCGAGGATGACTTTCTAGCAGAGGTGGGCGATGATACTATCATGTCGGTTAATGCGGCCGCGGTTGGTAATAAGTGCCGACAAGTCGCTAATGGGGGCGTTTACGATGAGACGCATTTCGCTCACCCTATACACGACCTCAAAACGGCAGCGCTGGTCGATCTTGTTGAACAGCTCCAAGGCAACCCTCTCCTCGTTGGCTATGAATTCCAGCACGATCTTGAGAGGATCAAGAGAGTTTTCCCCAACGCCCCATGTCTCACGGGTATGTCGGGGAAAAGGCTGGATGTTATCGTGGACGGTTTTAACGCTGGAACAATACCGGTCCTCCTGGGCCACCCTGCTTCGGCGGGGCACGGATTAAACCTCCAGGGTAGCTGTTACCATATGTGCTGGTACGGCCTACCTTGGGACTACGACCTCTACAAGCAAATGATCGCTCGGGTCTGGAGACAGGGTCAGAAGTCCAATCGCGTATTCGTCCATCGTATCCTGGCCGACAGGACGCTGGATTCTACGGTGTCAAGAACGCTCCTTCAGAAAGAGCGGACGGCAGACGCCTTCTCTAACGCTATCAAAGCCTACAAAACTGAAGTAGTACGCGACCAATCCCGCGAAGCAGCGGCTATCAAGGAGATTATTAAGTGATTATCAAGATACACGGTACTAGTGGGAGCGGTAAGACTACCATCATTCGGGAGCTCATGAAGATGAGTGACCCCGTTCCGGCAGAGTGCGTCGACCTCAAGGAGGATAGGGTTGAAGCTATGATCCTACACCTCCCCGGCGTTATGAAGCCGGTCGTTGCCCTTGGACCCTACGGTAAGGCTCACTGCGGAGGATTAGATGCGATCTCTGGTACTGATGTCCACGCTGCTCTACTCCATCGTTATGTCACCTGGGGTCATGTCATATACGAAGGCCTGCTTGGAAGCGAGTGCTATGGCGCGATGGGGATTGCGTCCGAGCGATATCATGGTGACCACCTGTTCGCCTTCCTTGATACTCCCATCGAAATCTGTATCGACCGGGTCAAGCAGAGGCGTCTTGATGCAGGGAATACCAAGCCCCTGAACGAGGCCAATACGCGGGGCAGAGTGGCTAAGATTAATCGCCTGAAGTACCGGCTGAACAATGAGTTCGACCGATGGGTGTTCGACCTAGATCACCTCCGAGCCACCCAGCAGATTTACGAACTACTGAGGAACGCGACATGAACGAGCATGAATCTTGGTGCGTAACTCGGCGTTATCCGGTTATGTCCAAATGTGACTGCGACGCCGCGCACATCAACGACGCACCGCCGATACAGACGGTGACGAACAATGCGCTAACGGTAGTCCACAAACAAGCCGAGGATCGCGATCTGTGGTTCATTCCCGAAACGATCACAGAAGATTATTTGCAGCGCGCATTACGCAAACTTCACGCCGCAGTTGAGGGCGACGCCGCGAGCGTGCCGAGGGAGTGTTGCTGCAAGGTGCTTCGCAAGCAACTGACGACCAATTCGGGAACGTGGCATATCTGCGAGCAATGCAGCAATGGCTACTTCCTACCATACGCCGCGCCCGCCGTGGCGCAGGAGAAACGAAATGAATGAGACAGTACTAAGTAACATGGCTCACTGGATTAACGAGCGGACTCGCATCCTCAAGCTGAAGGACGCTGCCGCCCCCAAGCCGTGGACTACCGACCCCATCCTTCAATCGTACAAGTTCTGTAACGTGCGACGGGAGGATGATAGAGTCACGCGGTGGTTCGCAGCTAATTGGCGTCACGAGAAGTACTGGGATGACCGTAACTTCGTCGCCGCCATCATGCTCGGTCGGACTGTAAACTGGCCTCCGACACTGGAGCGTTTAGGCTTCCCCCACGTATGGGATAAGTCCAAGTTCATCCATATTCTCGACGGTCTTATGGCTAATGGGGGTAAGGTCTGGACGGGGGCGTATATGATCACGGCGGGGCCGACAGGTGTACGGAAGTCTGAGTGGGTATGCGGCAACGCCGACTCGTACTTCAACAATCCTCCGAAGCTGGATGGTAGGTCGATACAGAAGTCGTGGGAGATTATTACAGGTAACAACTATCCCTGCGTGGGGCCGTTTATAGCCGGTCAGATCATAGCCGATCTGAAGCATACCTGCCACCTTGAGAACGCCGACGATTGGTGGGATTGGGCAGCAATCGGCCCCGGTAGCATGCGAGGACTGAACCGACTTCACGATAGACCGCTGAATACGCACGTGCCGCAGAAGTCAGCCCTCGCAGAGATGCGAGCGGTGAAAGAAGAACTGGGGGCGAAGCTCTGCCTACAGGATGTACAAAACTGCCTGTGTGAGCTCGACAAGTACGAGCGAGTCAGGCTTGGTCAAGGTAAACCAAGGAGCGGGTATAATGGCAGGTAAAAAGGACATCGTCCTACTTAACAGCAAGGGCCATCCGGTCAATTATCATTTCCGTTACAAGAAAATTCAATCGGCCATTCATAAGGCCGTACACCTTTCCGTCGATGACGGGATGAAGGTCCAGGTATGGCACCTAGGCCGGGGACAGGAGCTGGCCATGGTGGGGCCCAATATGGCGGGCTTCTACATTGATACGCCCAGCAAGAATCGCTTTACCAGAGCCTGGAGGCACGAATGATTAACAACGTCGGGGCGATGGTGTTCCTCTACCAGGACATCAACCAAGCCTATCACGAAATGCAAACGGTGAAGGGTGAGTTCACCGACTGGGAGGAGACCAGGAATGGACGAGCACTTGCGTTCCAATACCCCGTACTTCTACACAGTACCAGCCCTCAGCGGCGCGTACTATTTTGCCCCAAACGGGACGCAAATCCTTTCTTTCACTACATGGAAGCTATCTGGATGCTCAGCGGCTCCGAAAATGTGGATTTCCCGAGTCATTTCGCCAAGAACATCGCCCAGTACTCTGATGACGGCGTTACGCTGCACGGTGCTTACGGATACCGCTGGCGCTACGCCTTCGACATAGATCAGATAGACGCCGTGATCTACGCGCTAGAGCATACTCCCTCCAGCCGGAGGCTCGTGATCTCGATGTGGGACCCGCAGCTAGATCTGGAAGTTGACTCAAAAGACCTACCCTGTAATACTCAGCTCTACTTCCGCGTAGTGGAGGGAGCGCTGGCGTTGACCGTCTGTAACAGGTCGAACGATATGGTGTGGGGGATGCTCGGCGCCAACTACGTCCATATGTCCATTCTACAGGAGTACATCGCTGAATCGGCGGGTTTGGAAATCGGCCCGATGTATCAGTTCTCGAACAACCTCCACGTGTACGAGGGGTGGGAGGGAGAGGACAAGTACGGTCCCGCCAGCGACTGGTATCGCCACCATCCCACCATCAATCGGTGGCTATTCGGGAAGGACAACTTCGACCTGGAGGAGGCCAAGGACTTCGTGGAGTACTTCAAGGAACCGGGTCATCACTGGAAGTGTCGTATCCTGCGGGATAACGCTTACCCGATGCTCCAAGCCTGGAACTGTCACAAGAACGGGGAGTCTGACCTGGCCCTACATCACGCTAACCATATTCACGACGACGACTGGAGAGAAGCATGTCAAGCATGGCTGACAAGGCGAATGACCGCCAAGTAGGCGGATCGCATTACAAGAAGAACGGGGAAGAGCACTGGGACAGGGCGTGGCGTCTCAACTACGACCCGTTCCAGTACATCATTACCAAGTGGATCGAGCGCTGGCGCGAAAAGGGTGGGATCGAGGACTTGAAGAAAGCCCAGCACGCCATCCAGAAGTACATAGAAGTGGTCTCGCCACTTGGTACCGATCCTCCTGGGGTGGAGTTTCCCAACCCGCCCGATGAGGACGCCAAGCTGTTCGGGCCGAAGTCTGGTTCGGGTCATAAGCCCTGGACTGAACCGGCCCCGTTCAAGCAGACCGGCTACATTGGCTACTCCTACGAGGGTGGTACAGCAGAGTGGGACTTGTTCAAGTGCCACATTTGTAAGAAAGAGGTCAAGACCGCAGTTAACGGCAATCCCGCCGCGATACATACGTGTACACCGTTGGAGGACTAGATGAGTAACTACGGATCAGGAATGAACCAACTGGCCAGGGACCCGGGCCAAGGTCTGGTGCCGGAGCGCAAGGCTGGCTCGATGGAGGGGACGATATCAGGCGCTCTCCGTGGCATTCGGGATGCGCTGGATCGCCTGGATGGTACACTCGGTGATCTAGTGGGGAGGATTAGCCCGGTAACGGCGGGGGAGGCTCCCAGAGGTCCGGACACTCCCGGCCCATTGGAGCAGTCGATGTCCCCGCTTCACGACGAGTTGATTAGCCTGGAATTGAGGATTAACAACATGCGTCGGAACATCGAGTCGGTAGCCCTGCGGATAACGCTCTAAAAGACAGCGCCCTAACAGGGCTAGAATTTAGCCCCGGCTATAGGGGTAGCCGGAGCTTATTTTTGACCCTGTTAGGGCGCTGTTAGAAAGCGTCCTATAACTGTTCTACGACGCCCCGGCGCTATAGTTTTGGGCGAAGCCCTAGTACCCCACCGGCCATGAACTGTTCTACGACGACGCCGGGGGAATTACTCTATCTCTCTCATCTGCTCAGCCATCGCTGTTTGTAGAGAGATGGCGGCGTAAAGTGAAAGATAAAGCACGACCGCGCGTACAACTACGCGAGTAGTTGCTATAACTTCTGGAGCGATTGAGGTTACCGAAGCTACCGCAGCGTTGCGGGCTTCAGTGTAATCTTTTCTCAGAGAGTCGAGTGACTTAGGCTCCATACCACTCCTCAGGGTTTAGTTATCAACTCTATGTGGTCATCCTTCAACCTTGGTATTACTCTCACGCCGACCACGGAGGCGTTGGATTCGTTGCTCATAGTTATGAGGCAGTTCGCGTCCACTGATATCGCCCCGTTAGCTACAACTGACCGATCCACGTTGACGTAGACGAATCTACCAGTACCGTAGGGGCCGATTATGGTCGAGCATACAGCAGAGAAATTCTTATCCATAGATAGTGCCTTCAATTGCTCCGCTGACATCTGCGACTGCGTGGCACACCCTGTAATCGCGATAATGGATAGCAATGCTAGCTTCATAGTATGCCCCTAAGCTCACCCTAGCGCTGCTGCAACCCCTAGAGCAATTTGATGATCGGTATACGGTTGTACCCCGTTTTCTTGATGAATTATAGCCTGTACCAGGACATCTAAAGTTTTGGCTTCAGATAGTTTAATCAGATCACTAGGCCCAATACCCGTTACCTTACTTATTGAAGCAATGTATGCTTCAGTATCGTTATTGTCTGTGGGAGGAGCCCACCGAGTTATAATCTGACGAATAGTGCTGAGTTTATACATCCTCTGGTAATTACATAGAAGTACAGCAAGCGCACGAATGCCATGCTCGGGGGTATCAAATCTGACGAAGCGTCCATCACTTCCTATCTGACCCCTCCACCGAGTCACTGCTCGGTACCTAATATTCCCAGGATTGTTATTTCTAATACCAAGGGCGGTCATGAAACGCGTGTCCTATCCCCGGCACGGAAGACACCTACTGCGCCGATAGCCACCCCGAACCCCGTACATACGCCTCCCACGCCTATCCCTAGGCCTTTTGCGTCGAACTTGTGTAGGGGGTCGAACCACATCTCTACCGCCGCCATAGTGCCCATGAATGGGATGAGCATAATGACCGCGGCCATGACCCAGAACATAGCCAAGTAGCCCGCATCAACTAGTCCATCCGATCCGGTAACGGCTGACCTAAATACGCTGAGTATGGCGGGAGTCATTTGGTCCCCGGTTTAGCTACCGCTGACGCCTGATGCTTAGTAAGCTCAAGCGTAAGAATTACAAGTTGTCGCTGAATATCCATCAGCCTACCGTCTAACGCGGAACGCATGGCAGTGTACTCCATTGCCTCCCGTTCTTCAATTTTCAATAAAAAGGCGTATCCTTGTTCAAGTACGGTTATGCGGTGATCGACTAAGATGCGATCCGCGAATAACCACGCAATAAATCCTCCCCCAGCTAACGCCAGAGCAATGACGAATTGCCCCCATGACACGGATATTGAGTGCCACGACCTGGGCTCATCTTTATCATCCATTTACAAGTCCCTCGCCAGTACCCCAACTACTTGAGCTAGGGATCG